GCTCGACTTAAATTGCCGTGATATATGGCATATATGGCCTATAACGCGATTGGCGTTATAATCGCGGGCATGAAGGGTAGACCATGCAAAATTGACACGATAGCCTTTCGGCGCCCGCTGACGCCAGTAGCGCGCGCGGTATTGTTAGCAGCTGGCGCCGGCGATCTTTCGCAAGGCTGGCATGAGATTTTAGCGATCTACCAGCACTTGCACGCGCTAGGGTACCGCCCTGGTATGCGCCCTGAAAATATAGCGTTAGTGAAAAAATAGGGCATAAAGGCCGCTGCCCACATACTTTTTAGGTATATGGGTTAAAATTCAATGGCCTGGTGGCGCTGGCCTGATGGCCTGATGGCCTGATGGCCTGATGGCCTGATGGCCTGGTGGCCTGATGGCCTGATGGCCTGATGGCCTGATGGCCTGATGGCCTGATGGCCTGGTGGCCTGATGGCCTGATGGCCTGATGGCCTGATGGCCTGATGGCCTGATGGCCTGATGGCCTGATGGCCTGGTGGCCTGATGGCCTGGTGGCCTGATGGCCTGATGGCCTGGTGGCCTGATGGCCTGGTGGCCTGATGGCCCGCTGGCCCGCTGGCCTGGTGGCCTGATGGCCTGATGGCCCGCTGGCCTGATGGCCTGATGGCCCGCTGGCCTGATGGCCTGATGGCCCGCTGGCCTGGTGGCCTGATGGCCCGCTGGCCTGGTGGCCTGATGGCCCGCTGGCCCGCTGGCCTGGTGGCCTGATGGCCTGATGGCCCGCTGGCCTGATGGCCTGATGGCCCGCTGGCCTGATGGCCTGATGGCCCGCTGGCCCGCTGGCCTGGTGGCCTGATGGCCCGCTGGCCTGGTGGCCTGATGGCCCGCTGGCCCGCTGGCCCGCTGGCCCGCTGGCCCGCTGGCCCGCTGGCCCGCTGGCCCGCTGGCCCGCTGGCCCGCTGGCCCGCTGGCCCGCTGGCCCGCTGAATGTTGCAGCGCAGCATAGGGGGGAGGGGGTATTGGCTGGCGCGTAAACTTTGCGGTGCCCCCTCCCCTCTGAAAAACGGAAAACGGGCAACCGGAAACTACTTGCAGACTGTGGAAAAAAGAGCAAGCAAGATACTTGCAACCGCGCAATAGCGATTTCGCTGGTGATGAGTTATATTCCATGGCAAATAAGGCATATATGGACAATCCACCGGTGATAGACGGTAGACCCAAGCGGTATCGAGCGCCGAAGGTGCTGCCGAAGACGGACTACCAGCGTTTGAATGAGCTGAAGCAGATGCTGCTGGACAGCAGTGGTCGGCGCGTAGTGCAGAAGGTGGTAGACATTGCGATGGACGACGGGCATCCGAGCCAGATGGCCGCGCTGAAGTTGTGTATGGAGCGCACGCTGCCGGTCAGCTTGTTTGAGAAGGACAAGGGGCACCGTGGTGCTGTGACGATCAACATTACTGGTATCGGTGAAGTCACCGCCAGCGCGGTCATAGACGCAACACCGGAACCGGAAGATGTAGAAGAAGAAGCAGACACCGACACCAAAGCCAACACCAAGGACGCGACCTGATGGCCGACCTGAACTTCAGCCTGCTTCCCTGGCAGCAAGAGGTCTTCAAGGACACGACGCGGTTCAAGGTGATTGCGGCTGGCCGGCGTTGCGGCAAGTCAAGACTGGCGGCAACGACGTTGCTGATCGAGGCACTGCGCTGCCCGCAGGGATCCGCGGTGCTGTATGTCAGCCCGACCATGGGTCAGTCCAGGCAGATCATCTGGGATCTGCTGCTGGATCTGGGGCGGGAGGTGATCCAGTCTAGCCATGTAAACAATCTGGATATCACGCTGATAAATGGCGCGCGCATCTACGTCAGGGGCGCCGACCGGCCGGACACGCTGCGCGGGGTGAGTTTGACCTATGCCGTGCTGGATGAAGTGGCCGATATCAAGTCGGAAGCGTGGGAGCAGGTCATTCGGGCCTCTTTATCAGACAAAAAAGGCCGCGCGATCTTCATTGGCACCCCAAAAGGGCGCAATTGGTTCTTCGATCTGTTCAATTTAGGTAAAAATGAGACAGATTCGGACTGGAAGAGCTGGCACTTCACGACCAAAGACAACCCGATGATTGACCCGGACGAGATCGAGAGCGCGAAGAAGACGCTTTCGAGCTTCTCGTTCAAGCAGGAATACATGGCGAGCTTTGACACCGCTGGCAGCGACGTGTTTAAAGAGGAGTGGCTGAAATATGGCGAGGAACCAGAAGTCGGCAGCTATTACATCGCGTGCGACCTTGCCGGGTTTGAAGAAGTTGCCAAGCAAGCGGCGAACTCGCGCAAAAGGCTTGATGAAACCGCCATCGCGGTGGTCAAGGTTGTGGATGATGGCAAGTGGTGGGTTAAAAAGATTGAGCACGGCCGTTGGGATATCAAGGAAACGGCCTCCAACATCCTGACCGCAATACGGGACTATCGTCCTCTGGCGGTCGGAATCGAGCGCGGGGCGTTAAAAAACGCTGTTTTGCCGTATTTGAGTGACTTAATGCGGAAAAACAATGTATATTCCCATATTATTGACCTGACACATGGCAACCGCAAAAAGGCCGACCGGATCATATGGGCGTTACAAGGCCGTTTCGAGCATGGGCGGGTTATCCTCAACAGTGATGAGGATTTTGATGAATTTGTGGATCAGTTGTTGATGTTTCCCGCGCAGGGCGTGCATGACGACCTGCCCGACGCGCTATCTTATATAGACCAGTTGGCGATAACGTCGTATTTTGAAGATCAGGAAGACACCTGGTTGCCGATCGACGTAGTGTCGGGAGTCTAAATATGGCGTTTGAAAAAGACAGCGAAATCGGCGACGAGAATGAAGTCGTCGGCGAGTATGAATACCAGCAACCGACCGAGCAGGATCGGGAGCTGACCTCATTCGTTATTGACCACTGCGACCGCTGGCGCACTTACCGCGACACGAACTTTCTGGCGTTGTGGGAGGAATACGAGCGCATGTTTCGCGGCCAGTGGGCGGCGCAGGACAAGATGCGCGACTCCGAACGCAGCCGCATTGTGACGCCGGCCGCGCAGCAGGCGGTAGAAACGCGCCACGCTGAGATCATGGAAGCGATATTCGGCCAGGGCGATTTCTTCGACATCCAGGATGATCTGCGGGACGTGAACAACAACCCGTTGGATGTTGAGCTGTTGAAGGCGCAGCTCATGGAAGATTTCAAAGTTGATAAGATCCGCAAGTCTATCGACCAGATCGAGCTGATGGCCGAGATTTACGGCACTGGCATTGGCGAGATTGCGGTGGTTACGGAAAAGGTGTTTGTGCCGGCCACGCAACCGATACCGGGTCAGATGGGACAGGCGGCGATTGGGGTGCAGGAGAAGGAGCGCATCGGCGTCAGGATCATGCCGGTGAATCCAAAGAATTTCCTATTCGACCCGAACGGCACCAGCATCGATGACTGCATGGGTGTAGCGGTAGAGAAGTATATTTCCATCCACAAGATAGTCAAAGGGCAGGAAGAGGGCATCTACCGCAAGGTGGAATTGGGCACGGACTCGGAAGATACCAAGCTAGAGCCGACGCAGGAGATTACGCAATACCGCGATGACAAGGTGCGCCTGCTGACCTACTACGGTCTGGTGCCGCGCGAACTGCTGATGAACAGCGACGACAATGCGGATATTGTTGACCTGTTTCCGGAGAGTTCGGCGCAGGACGAGTATTCCGATTTGGTGGAAGCAATCGTTGTCATTGCCAACGAAAGCGTGTTGCTGAAGGCTGAAGAAAGCCCGTACATGATGAAAGATCGTCCGATCATCTCGTATCAGGACGATACCGTGCCTAACCGCTTACTCGGGCGCGGCACGGTCGAAAAAGCCTACAACATGCAGAAGGCCATCGACGCGCAGGTGCGTAGCCATCTGGACTCACTGGCGCTGACGACCAGCCCGATGATTGCGATGGATGCCACGCGTCTGCCGCGCGGGGCGAAGTTTGAAGTCAAGCCGGGCAAGGCTATTCTGACCAACGGGGCGCCGAGCGAGATCCTGTATCCGTTCAAGTTCGGAAATACTGACGGCACCAATCTGACAACGGCCAAAGCGTTCGAGACGATGCTGTTGCAGGCGACCGGCACGTTGGATTCTCAGGGCATGGTCAGCCAGGGCAACCGCGATGGCGCCGGCATGTCGATGGCGGTGGCGACCATCATCAAGAAATACAAGCGCACGCTGGTAAACTTTCAGGAAGACTTCCTGATCCCGTTCATCTACAAGGCGGCGTATCGGTATATGCAGTTTGACCCCGAGCGTTATCCGTCTGTGGACATGAAGTTCATTCCGACGGCGACCTTGGGCATCATCGCGCGCGAATACGAGCAGCAGCAGTTTATTGGCTTGTTGCAGACATTGGGGCCGGAAACGCCCGTGCTGCCGATAATCCTGAAGGGCATTTTGAGCAATTCCAGCTTGTCGAATCGCTACGAGCTGATCGCCAAACTGGATGAAATGTCGCAACCGAACCCGGAAGCGCAACAGATGCAACAGGTGCAGCAGCAATTGGCTATGCAGTCGGCACAAGCACAGATCGCGGTAAATACCACGCAGGCCGAGCAGAATCGTGCAGAGGCGCAGAAGTTGCTAACCGAAGTGCAATTGATGCCGAAGGAAACAGAAGCAAAAATCTTGGCTTCCGTGACCAAGAACCTGCCAAACGCTGACGACGCCAACAGCCGCGAGTTTGACAAGCGGGTAAAGATTGCGGAATTGATGCTTAAAGAAGCCGACATTAAGAACAAGAGCAAGATTGTAGAATTGCAAATGTCGAATGCTAAGGATAATGTCGCGGAAATGGAAAACGAGTTTCTGACTAAACTTTCTGGAGCGCTGAGATAATGGATATTGATAAAATGTTCAGCGACGGTAATATCGATGGCATAGCGGATAATGTGTTTGGCGTAGTCAACAATTCGGTGTCTGAAGTCAAAGAAATGCAGCGCAAAAAAGTTGCCGAAAACGTGCAGCTGGTTGTCGAGGCGTTAAAGAAGATCGAGTCAGACATACGCGAACGGTTTGATTCCGTAGGCAATGCTATTGAAAAGCGCGTCCTAACGATCAAAGATGGTCGTGATGGCGCCAATGGTAGCGACGGCAAGCCGGGCAAGGATGGCAAGGCTGGCCGCGATGGTGCGCCAGGCGTCAAAGGCGCGGACGGGCGCAACGGCACCGATGGCATAAACGGAACCGACGGCGTGTCGGTAACGAACGCGCACATCGACTTCGACGGCAGCCTGGTGATCTCGCTATCGTCGGGTATTGAGATAAACGTCGGCGAAGTCGTGGCGCCTGAACTGGCAGAGCAGATCAGGATCGTTTCCAGTGGTGGTGGCACGTCTCAGTATGTGCTGGATACGCTGGCGTCGTTGCAGACGCAGATTAATAACCTGATCCCGTCACAAACGGGCAACAGCGGCAAGTTCCTGACCACTGACGGAACGGCTACATCGTGGGCAACCGTATCCGGCAGCGGCACGGTTACGTCTGTCGCGGTGTCAGGCGGCACAACCGGACTGACAACCTCGGGCGGACCGATCACTAGCACGGGAACGATTACGCTTGCTGGCACGCTGGCTGTCGCTAACGGCGGCACGGGCGTAGTCACCAGCACCGGCACGGGCAATGTTGTTCTCAGCACTTCCCCGACGCTTGTAACGCCGGCGCTCGGCACACCTTCTGCCCTGGTGGGCACGAATATCACCGGAACGGCATCCGGGCTCACGGCCGGTAATGTCACCACCAATGCCAACCTGACGGGCGATGTAACGTCCGTAGGCAATGCGACAACCCTAACTAACGCGCCTGTCATTGCCAAATTATTGACCGGATATGTATCGGGCGCGGGGACTGTAGCCGCGACGGATTCAATCCTGCAAGCTATTCAAAAGCTGAACGGTAACGACGCAACTAATGCCAACCTGACTGGGGCGGTTACTTCAGTCGGTAATGCGACTTCATTGGGCAGCTTCACCTCGGCCAATCTTTCGGCAGCACTGACTGACGAAACGGGCACCGGCGCGGCGGTATTTGCAACCTCACCAACGCTTGTAACGCCAATTCTAGGCACGCCGACAAGCGGCACGCTGACCAATGCCACCGGCCTGCCGATCTCCACGGGCGTATCTGGCCTTGGGACTGGTGTAGCTACCTTTCTCGCCACACCGTCCAGTGCGAATCTAGCCGCTACGCTTACAGATGAAACGGGCACCGGCGCTGCGGTGTTTTCTACTTCTCCGACATTAGTTACTCCGCTATTGGGAACTCCGACAAGCGGCGTGCTAACAAACGCAACCGGTCTGCCGCTTTCTACCGGCGTAACCGGAACCCTGCCGGCAAACAACGGCGGGACGGGTGTGGCCAATAACGTAGCCAGCACCATTACTATGTCGGGCAGCTTTGCCAGCACGTTTGTGGTGACTGGTGCGTTCTCGTATACCCTGCCAGCCGCTTCAGATACCCTGGTCAATCTTGGGTCAACGCAGACCCTGACGGCAAAGACGCTGACGAATCCGACCGTAACAAATTACGTCGAATCCGTGGTCGCTATTGGAACGGTGACAACTTCATCAACTTTAGTGCTGACTAACGGAACGGTGCAGACCGCGACCTTAACCGCAGCTACTGCTTGCGCTTTCACAATGCCGACCGCAACGGCGGGCAAATCCTTTGTGCTTTTGCTTAAGCAAGCGGCGGCAACAGGCAACGGTACCGCGACGTTTACTGGCGTAAAATTTGGCACTGCTGGTGCGCCAACCATTACCGCAACCGCTGGAAAGATGGATATTCTGACTTTTATCTCTGACGGTACAAACTGGTATGGTTCAATTGCTCAAGGTTACACGCCATAATGTTTGCCGCTAAAAACTTCTTTTTAACTGGCGCTGCTGTTTTGCTTGCGCCAACAGCCGTTGAATACTTGGTTGTTGCCAGCGGCGGTGGTGGCGGGTATTCAAGGGGCGGCGCTGGCGGTGCGGGAGGCTACAGAACCGCAACAGGGTTTGCGGTTTCATCGGGAACTCCGATTACGGTAACTGTTGGCGCTGGCGGCGCTGCGGGAACGTCGGGCGTGGTTGGAGCCAACGGCAATAATTCAGTATTTAGCACTATTACTTCTACTGGCGGCGGGGGCGGCGCGACTAATTCAGCCACAACGCCTGGAAATGGCGGGTCTGGCGGCGGCGGTCATGCAAACTCATCTTCGCAATTTGGCACTGGAACTGCTGGTCAAGGCAACAACGGCGGCACTGGTAACGGAACTGCCGACGCTGGCGGTGGCGGTGGCGGCGCATCTGCTGTTGGTCAAAATGCTCCGGTTACCGGCGCGGGTAACGGCGGCGCGGGATCGTCTAGCAGTATCAGCGGCGCGTCTGTGGGCTATGCCGGTGGCGGTGGCGGCGGTGCTGGATCAACTGGCCCAATTCCCGGAACTGCTTCACAAGGCGGCGGCGCTGGTGGTGGAACAACCGTTGCGGGAACGGCTGGAACTGTAAACACAGGCGGCGGTGGCGGTGGCGGTGGCGTTACCGCAAACGGCGGCGCTGGCGGCTCAGGCACTGTCATCATTCGGTATGCCGATACTTTTGCAGCCGCAGCTTCTACAACCGGCTCACCGACAATCACTGTGGCTGGCGGTTACAGAGTCTATAACTGGACTGGTTCAGGGAGCATTACATTTTGAGCCACTTTGCTAAAGTAGAAAATAGCGTGGTCACGCAAGTAATTGTTGTGTCAAACACGGACACGGCAAATTCTGAAGGCGTTGAAATGGAATCTATTGGCGCTGCGTTCTGTGAACGGCTACTCGGTGGAGATTGGAAGCAGACCAGCTACAACGGCAAGATGCGTAAGAACTACGCCGGGATTGGCTACACCTTTGACGCAGCGCGTGACGCGTTTATCGCACCGCAACCGTTTCCATCATGGGTTCTGAACGAACAGTCTTGCCAGTGGGAATCGCCTGTGCCTATGCCTACTGACGGTAAGATGTATCAGTGGGATGAAGAATTGAAAGCGTGGGTTGAGAAATGAAACCGGAATTGCAGAAATATTATGAAGACCGGTTTTCCATGATGGCGACTGAAGGCTGGACGGATCTGATGGTAGATGTTGACGGCATGGCCGCTGCGCTTAATAATATTTCTGCTGTAGATAGCGAAAAACAGTTACAGTTTAAAAAAGGCGAACTTTCGATTCTAACGTGGCTGAAAACCTTACGAGAGGCCAGCTCACGCTCATACGAGGATTTGCAAGGTGAAACGAATATATGATTTTGTCTGCGAAAGCGGGCACAAGACTGAACGATACGTTGAGTTTCAACACAATATCGTTCATTGTGACTGTGGCGCGTCTGCTAAACGCGTCATTTCTGCTCCAGCAATCAAGTTGGAAGGGTGGTCTGGTTCATTTCCGTCAGCACATGGGCGGTTTGAGCAGCGGCACCTTGACAAATTGAAAGCAGAGCAAAAAGCTAACTCGTAACCAATTTTGGCGGGTTAATCTCCTACAACCTTAAGTGGCAGGAAAAGGAAAATAGTATGCTGATCGAAAACGAAGCCGAGTCGCAAGAGGATATCAAGTCAGATGATATAAAGCTGGAAGACACCGTTGAAGAAGCATCGTCTGTCGTCCCTGAGAAATACCGGGGTAAAACGCTAGATGATATTGTGAAGATGCACCAAGAAGCTGAAAAGCTGATTGGCAAGCAAGCACAAGAAGTCGGTGAAGTCCGGAAACTGGCTGATGAACTCATTAAGCACAACCTCGGCAATACCCCGACAGCGACTAAAGAACAAGAGCCCGAAGTAGATTTTTTTGAAGACCCGAAGAAAGCAATTCAAGCAACCGTTGATCGACATCCAGATATCATCGCCGCGCGGCAAGCCAATGGTGATTTTAAAAAGATGCAGGTTCAGCAGAAGTTAAGCAAAGAGCATCCTGATTTTGTTGAAGTGGCTCAAGACCCCGAATTTGCAAATTGGGTGAAATCGAGTCCGATACGGTTAGGGCTTTGGGCGAAAGCTGATGGTGAATTCGATTACGATAGTGCTAACGAATTGTTGTCTACCTATAAAGAACTGCGCGGCGTTAAGGCAAAGCAAACGGAGAATGCAGGTGAAAAAACCCGTAAGCAAAACCTCAAAGCTGCATCGGTCGATGTGGGTGGATCTGGTGAGTCTTCAAGACGTGTCTATCGTCGGGCAGACCTTATTCGGCTGAAAATGAATGATCCGAACCGCTACGAGGCATTGAATGAAGAAATCATGCAAGCCTACGCAGAAGGTCGGGTCAAATAACTTAATTTAGGAGATTTACCATGGCTTTTCCGACACCGGCAGTAACCGTCACCACCGCAGCTACTTTCATTCCAGAAATTTGGAGTGATGAGATTGTTGCCGCCTACAAGAAAAATCTTGTTCTGGCGAATGTTGTCAAACGCATGAACTTCAAGGGCAAAAAGGGCGACACCGTTCACGTCCCCGCCCCGACCCGTGGCTCGGCCTCGGCTAAAGCGGCATCTACCGCCGTTACGCTGATCGCCGCAACGGAAACCGAAGTTCAGATATCGATCAACAAGCACTATGAATACAGTCGCTTGATCGAAGATATCGTCGAAGTGCAGGCGTTGAGTTCGCTGCGTTCCTTCTACACCGAAGACGCTGGATATGCCCTGGCGAAACAGGTCGATACCGACCTGATCCAGCTCGGGCGCGCGTTCAACGGCGCCACCGTTGGCACGAACGACTACGCCACGGCAACTGCCACCAGCAAAGCGTTCATTGGTTCCGATGGCACGACCGCGTATAACAGCAGCACTTCAAACGCGGCTGCGCTGACCGATGCGGCGATCCGTCGCACGATTCAACGTCTGGACGATACGGATGCGCCGATGGACGGTCGCTTCTTCATCATCCCGCCGTCGAGCCGTAACACGTTGATGGGCCTTGCTCGCTACACTGAGCAGGCGTTTGTCGGCAATGGCAACGCGATCCGCAACGGCGAAATAGGCCAACTCTACGGAATCCCCGTGTTCACGACCTCAAATGCAGACTTCGGCGCCGGCTCCAGCGGCCTCGATCGTATCTGCTTGATGGGGCATCGTGACTCGATGATTCTGATCGAGCAGGTCGGTGTCCGTTCGCAGACGCAATACAAGCAGGAATATCTGGCTACGCTGTACACCGCCGATACCCTGTACGGTGTTTCTGCTCTGCGTGCGGCGGCGAGTTCTGGCGCTGCGCTGTCCAGCAGCGCGTATGCGTTGGCCGTGCCTGCCTAATGCAGACCAGCCCCCCGTCATCGCTGACGGGGGGCATCTTTAACTTTAGGAGATTTAACTATGGCAGCTGCTACCGCAATTACCTCCCGCCGTGGGAATGACCAGTTTCGCGGTCTTTTTAGCGATACTTGGCTCGTTGTCGCAACGCTAGACGCCGGTTCGCTGGTTGATGGCGCGGGTGAAACGGATACCGTAGCCGTTCCGGGCGTTGCCCTGGGCGATATGGTGATTGGTTGTTCTTTTGCTGTGAGCGAAGTCGGCATGAGCGTGACTGCTTATGTTGATTCGGCGGGGTCGGTATCGATTCGTATTCAAAACGAATCGGGTTCAACCGTTGATCTGGCGTCTTGCAAGATTCGCCTAGTAGTCGCTCGCTGCATCGTTTAAGGCCGGGGGGCTTCGGCCCCCTACCTTTTTAAAAGGATTGAAATGGCTATCTTTCGATGTTTGCAAAGTGGCAATACGGTGACGTTCACCTTGCAGCATGACATTGATTCAATGCGTGGTCATCAGGGATACGTACGAGTAGATGAAAAACCAGCAATTGAAGCATACGATCATAACGCGGTGCGAACGGATACGATGTTCACGGCTCCTATGAACGTAAAAAAGCGTGGCCGTCCTAGAAAAGAGGCATAGGTTATGAAAGAAGGACTATTGTCCGGTGTGACCTGCCCGCTGGCGACGCAGGATATATCGACCAATTTGAAAAACCGAAACCATGCTTTCAAAGAGTATGGCTATGGGCCTCCGAATCCAGATGAGGCAAATGATGCATTTTGGCTGAAGAAAGCCAAAATGTATAGCGCCCCAACGGATTCAATTAAGGGTATGCGATGTGGTAATTGTGCGGCTTTTATCCAGACTCCAAAGATGATGAAATGTATCCTCGGTGGCCTAGAAAAAGACGAGAAGGAGGGCGAATTGTCCTACGATGAGCAATTTGTCGCGGCGGCTGATCTCGGCTATTGCGACCTGTTTCAGTTCACTTGTGCTGCGGCCCGCACTTGTGACGCGTGGAAATCCGGTGGGCCAATAACCAAGGAATAATTCCGTGAAAATGACCAAAGGGCAGAAGAAAATTGGCAAAGTAATGCATGAATACAAGATGGGGAAGCTGCATACCGGCAGCAAAGCTGGCCCGATGGTGAAATCCCGCAAGCAAGCGGTTGCCATTGCCATGTCTGAGGCCAAAATGCCTAAAAAGAGGGCGTATTGAAATCTCCTGCATGGACGCGAAAAGAGGGCAAAAACCCTAAAGGCGGCTTGAATGCTACCGGTAGAGCGTCCTATAATGCGGCTACTGGAGGGGATTTAAAGCCTCCGGTCAAGTCAGGTGACAACCCTCGTCGGGCCTCCTTTTTAGCAAGGATGGGCGCAATGCCTGGGCCAGAGCAGAAAAACGGGGAGCCTACACGTCTTCTGCTTTCTCTCAACGCGTGGGGTGCTTCATCCAAAGCAGATGCTCGGGCAAAAGCTCGTGCTATTTCGGCTAGGAATAAGGCACGAAAATGAGAGAGATTTCAATTGGAAGCAACCCTACAGCTAATACGCTAACGACACTCTATACGGTGCCGAAGGGTTACTACGCCAAATTGACGCTATTGCACGCTGCAAACGCGGGCAGCAATAAGCACATCACTTTTGACTGGTATGACTCCAGTAGCAACACTACGTTTTCGTTTGTTTATCAGTACGCAATCACCTCAAAAACATACCTAACTTTGCCGGTCTATTCTGGCATTGTGTTTGAGGAAAACGACATATTGAAGGTGACTACCGAAGCGGGATCAACATATGCCGTTGTAGCAACATTTGAAATTGAAGGGGACCAGCGCGCATGAGTACTACCTTTCTGCAAGCTGTTAACGATGTCCTGGTGCGCCTGCGTGAAGTGCAGGTTGCCAGCCTTGCTGAAACAACCTATGCCACGTTGATAGGGAAATTCGTCAACGACGCCAAGCGGCAGGTCGAAGACTCCTATTCGTGGAATGTCCTAACGACCACGATTACGGTGTCCACAGTAGCGGCCACGTCTTCCTATACGGTCACTGGATCAGGGCAGAAGTTTCAGGTGCGAGATGCAATCAACGCGACCAGCTTTGTTACGCTGACAAACGTCACATTTGCGATGATGAACCGCTACCTGAATTTCCCCGCTTCGCCGGCTACGGGTATCCCTAGTTATTACTCGTTTAATGGCGTCGATGCTTCGACTTACGACACCAAAGTGAGCGTGTTTCCGATTCCCGATGGCGTCTATTCGTTGAAATTCAGCCTTGTTGTGCCGCAAGCAACGCTTACCCTGGCGGAGGACGTGATATCGGTGCCGGCCGATGTGGTGATTCAAAACGCTTACGCGCGCGCGCTGGTCGAGCGCGGCGAAGATGGCGGACTGACCGGATCCGAGGCGTATCAGCTATACCGCGGGATGTTGTCCGATAGTATTGCTCTGGAAGGCACCCGCTTTCCGGAACAAGGCGAATTTGTTGCTATTTAGGGTTTGCTGAATGCCACAGACCATACAAGTATTCACGACCGCTGCGCCGGGGTTTTTCGGGTTAAATACCCAAGACTCCCCGCTAGACTTGGCGGCGGGATTTGCTTTGGTGGCAAACAACTGCATTATTGACCAGTACGGGCGCATCGGATCTCGCAAAGGCTTCGCAAGGCTGAATTCTTCTACAGGCACTCTGGGCGCCAACGATATAGGCGTCCTGCACGAGCTGGTGCAGTCAGATGGCACTCTGACTATATTATTCGCTGGCAACAACAAGCTGTTCAAGCTGGACGGCAGCAATGCCTTTGTTGAGCTAACCTACGGTGGCGGTGGCACTGCGCCGACCATTACGGCGAGCAACTGGCAGTGCGCCTCACTCAACGGCATAACCTATTTCTTCCAATCTGCTCACGATCCGCTGATCTACGATCCTGCGGTTAGCGTAACGACCTTCCGGCGCGTGTCCGAGAAAACAGGATATGTAGGAACGGTCCCGAGCGCAAACATCGTCCTGAGCGCGTATGGTCGGTTGTGGGCGGCAAATACGGCTAGTGAAAAAACCACCATCTATTTTTCAGACCTGCTGTCCGGCCATATCTGGTCTACCGGCACGGCCGGCAGCTTGGATGTCAGCCGCGTTTGGGCGCAGGGTTCAGACGAAATTACGGGTTTGGCCTCGCACAATGGCTTTCTGTTTATCTTTGGAAAGCGCCAAATTCTGGTCTATTCCAACGCCACGAGCCCGGCTAACATAACCTTGAGCGACACGATTGTGGGCACGGGTTGCTTGTCGCGCGACAGCATCCAACCGATTGCAACCGATGTGATCTTTCTGTCAAATACCGGCGTTCGTTCACTGCTACGCACCGTTTCTGAGAAATCGTTGCCGTTCCGAGATTTGTCAAAAAACGTCCGTAATGACGTGATGGGCCTTGTTGCCAGTGAAGACTCTGCCGCAATCAAATCTGTCTTTTCCGAGCGTGATGCCTTCTACCTTTTGAATTTGCCAGCGTCAAAAAAGACGTATTGTTTCGACACCAGAGGCCAGCTTGAGGACGGTTCATCACGCGTTACGACGTGGGATTCAATTGAACCGACTTCGCTGTTGTCGCGTCGTAACGGCGACCTGTTATTCGGCAAAAACGGATATGTCACCAAGTATTCCACTTTCCAAGATAACGCTTCCAGTTACAGGATTCAGTATTACACCAATCACGCCGATCTCGGAAACCAATCACAAACGTCTGTTTTAAAACGCTTGGCGATTGTGGTTATCGGTGGCACAAATCAATACATCACATTCAAATGGGCATTTGATTTTTCGTCAAACTACCTTTCTGCAAACTCATTCATACCAACGCAGGGGGTGTCGAATTACAACGTGGCCGAATACGGCGCAAACGGTAGCCCACTGGCTGAATACGCGGATGGCGTGGCGCTGCAAACGCTAACGATTAGCGCCAGCGGCACGGGTAAGGTGGTGCAAACTGGCTATGAAGCTGATATTAGCGGCTCGCAATTGTCGATTCAGAAGATTGAAATTCAAGCCAAAAATGGCAAATTTACGTAGGAATCTGTCATGTCAAATTATGTTCAAAGCACCAATTTTGCAACTAAAGACAATCTGTCACCCGGAGATCCGCTGAAGATTGTCAAAGGCACTGAGATAAATACTGAGTATGCAAATATCGCCACGGCGGTGGCGACTAAGGCTGATCTGGCATCGCCTACGTTTACCGGCACGCCTACGCTTCCTACTGGAACAATCGCCGTAACGCAAACGGTTGGCAATAGCAGCACGGCCATATCAACCACGGCATTTGTTCAGGCGGCAATCGCGCTGCTGTATCCAGTCGGCTCGATATATATCAATGCTACGTCGAGCACTAATCCCGGAACGCTGTTGGGTTTCGGCACCTGGACGGCATTCGGTGCCGGGCGTGTGCCGGTCGGATTTGATTCAGGGAATGCGCTATTTGATGCGGCTGAAGAAACGGGCGGTAGCGCCAATGCAATCCTAGTTAGCCACAACCATACGGCTACAGACGCAGGACATGCACACACTACGCCGTTCACTACTACTGCAAACGGAACGGGCGGCGGTGCAGATAGACCTGTCCAATCCGGAACTACAACAACAAGCACGGCGTTCGCTAGTATTACCGTGTCTACTGAAGGATCCTCTGCTACTAACGCGAATTACCAACCTTACATCACGGTGTATATGTGGAAACGCACTGTCTAGAAAAGATACCAGTTGTAAAAAATGCGTTTTTCATCGTGTATGTAGAAGAAATACCTGGAGCTACATTTATCCATATGGACGTTTTGAAGTGGACTAAAACGATACGGAATGATTTTCTTGCGGCATGGTTTTCATGGGCAAAAATGCAAACTTGTTCTCTCTACTTCATGCCGTTTATAGACAATAAAAAAATGGCTAAATGGGCTAAATTGTGCAAGTTTGAGTTAGTAAAACATCAACCGTGTTTAGATGGCGTAACACGTAAGCTATATCTTTGGAGAAACGATCATGGGTGATCTAGTTGGGGGAGTATTAAATTACTTCGGGGCAAAACAAGGCGCCGACGCCGCACGCGACGCCGCTAATATTTCTGCTCAAGCGCAACTGCAAGCTGCTCAACTAGCCGCTGCGGAAGCACGGTTTAGACCGGTCGGCGTCACCACGCGGTTTGGGCAATCAAACTTCACCACCGATGCGAATGGCCGCGTGTCCGGCGCTGGCTACACGCTCAGCCCAGAACTGAAAGCCTATCAAGATCGGATTATGGGTCTGACCGGCCAAGGTTTAGGCGAGGCTGAAGCTGCACAAGGCCGATACGCGCCGCTGACAGGTGCTGCGTCCGGGCTGTTCAATCTCGGAGCCGGGTATCTTGCACAGTCACCGGAACAGGCCGCAGCCCAATATATGCAAAGGCAGCAGGATCTGCTGGCGCCATCGCGGGAACGGCAGTATGCGGGCTTGCAAAACCAGCTATTTAATACCGGACGCGGCGGGCTGGCCGTCGGCGGCACGGGGTTGCGACCAGGGGGCGGTGGCGGGCTCGGCGCCGCGAATCCAGAGATGGAAGCCTATTACAACGCGCTGGCGCAGCAGGACGCCGGGTTGGCCGCGCAGGCGCAGCAGATGGGCCAGCAGCAGACGGCCTTTGGCGCTGGTCTATTCGGCACCGGCGCAGGACTGCTCGGCCAATACACCAGCGGCCTAGCCGGTTCCTACTCACCGTTTACAGCTGGCCTCGGCACCGCGCAGACCATCGAATCTCTAGGCCAGGCACCGCTAGAAATGGGCGCGGCACTGGGTGGTCGAAACGTCAATGCGACGGGCGCAAATGCGCTGTTTCAGGGCGGTATTAGCGCGGCTAAAACCATGCAGGGGGGAAGCGGCTACAGCCCGGGGGGTGGCTTGCTTTCCGGTTTAGGCAGTTATGTTTCTAAAAGTGTCCCATCGTTGACTAGTTTGTATAACCAATACCAGCAAAATAATTTGCAACAACAATATAATAGAGACGATATGGGTAACGCGTATGAGTCGGGATACCGTGTACCTCCGTATGTCCCTCCACAGGAAATGCCTGGCTTTAGATACGGCGACTAGGAGATTAAATCATGGCAGAGAGCGCAATTGCCGGACTGTTCCAGACACCGGAAATGTATCAGCAGGCGCAGTTACAGCGGCAAGAGCAAGAGGCCGCAAACTACGCGCAGATGGATCCCATGCAGCGGGCTTCCTACGGCACCTTTAGAGCCGGCCAGCAGCTCGGCGCGGGCATCGGGCAACTGTTCGGCGTGCGGGATCCGCAACTGCAAAGAATTACGCAGCAGCAGCAAATCCTTAGCAAGATAGACCAAAACGATCCTGAGTCTATCGCCAAGGGCGCGCAAATGGCCGCGCAGATGGGCAATAACAGTCTGGCGGCGGCGCTGGCTACCCGCGCGCGGGAAGCCCTCGCGTCATTAGCATTGACTCAGCAACGGACGGAAGAAAAGAAAACGCCGCAACTGCGTAATGCGGAATCAATAAGCGCGCTCGAGGAAAGAATAGCGCGACTTAATGCGTTGCCAGAAAACACGCCGGGGCGTGCGGCGGCGTTGACATCGTTTAAAGGTCAGCTTACAAACTTGCAAAGTTTGACCGGCAAAAACGCGCCGGCTGAGCCGGAAAAAATACGCTTGGCAAAAGAACTTGCAAGTTTGACGGGTTTCCCCGAAGGTTCGCCGCAGTACAATGCCGAATACGCAAAAGCCTTTAACCGGCTGGCGTATGGCGCCGATAAGTCCGTGCGGTTTGGTGTAGAGCGCGAATCTATTTCGATGGAGTTATACGGTAAACCATTTGCCGACCTAACCCAAGCCGAAATTGTAACCGTCAATAAGCGCGCGGAGGCATCAGCAACAGGTAGAAACAAAGTTACGATAGAAAATATCCTACCCGGCGTAAAAGGCTTAAAAGATGTGCCGGGCTTGCGGTCGGCAATTATTGCTACGGTTAAACCGTTTAGGGATATCGTCAATACCACAGACCAAGCACTCCAGGCCGTAGAGGACTCAATGACGGAGGGAAACTACATCTCGTTTAACGCCGCGCGGTCGCAATTAGCCAAGGCGCTATCGGGTAGCGATGTGAGTTACCGGGAAATAAAAGGCGCGGGTGGCGACCCATCAATTTTTGGTGGCTTGCTAGACGCAACATCTACGATGTTTACTGGAACACCTACGCTCGACACGCAAGCAAAAATTAAAAAGACACTGCAAGCCATGCGTTTGGTTGCGTTGAAGAAAGGCTCTGCGGAGGTAGAAGCGCAACGTAAACTGGCCGAACGGTCTGGATTCAACGCTGACGATTTTGCGGCGGCATCTGATATCCCCGAATTTAGGCCGCCGGCGGCTGGTGGTGGCGCGGCGGCGGGGTCGTTAATAGACCAAGCAAAAGCCGAGCAGGAAAAACGTCGGCAAAAATAGATAGTTTCTAGGGGCTTATTATGGCGCTTGATTTATCAAAATTATCTGATGTTGAATTAGCCGCTATTGCATCCGGCGATTTGTCCAAGTTATCTGATGCTACGCTTGCGGCAATAGCTGGCGGCGCTCAGCCCGCAGCGCCTAGCACCGGCGCGGTGATTATGGAGTCGCTACGCAAAGGCATCACCAATATACCAACGTATACCAGCGCGGTTCTTAGTGGTTATGGCGCCGCTGTTGCGCCGCAATTTGGCGGCCCGCAAACCGACGTGGTTAAGGCAATGGAAAGCGCCGGCGCTGCGGTTCGTGATCCGGCTATGCGGTTTCTCGGCAGCACCGGCGCGGAGCCTACTACGACGGGCCAACGTATTATCGCGGGCGGTGCGGAAATGGTTTCCGATCCCTCGTCATATCTGTTTGGCCCACTGGCCGCGACGAAACGGTTAGGTATGTTTGGTCAGGCCGCGATGTATCCGGCTGAACAGGCCGTAGTGGGCATGGGTGGTCAAGCTGGCGCTATCGCGGGGCAATACGCGGGCGAGAAAGTAGGCGCGCCCACCATCGGCTCAGTGGTGGGCGGCTTATTGGGTGGCGCGGGTAGTGGTTATGGTATGGGAACTGCGCTAAAAGCGTTGCCTTTGAGTGGAAAAGCCTATGATGCGTCGGTAAATCTAGTTAAGAAAATCAGGGGCGCCGTGCCGGAAGATGAACTGTTGCGGGACGTAGATAGCCGTATCAATAATGTCTTTATCGCGGCGGGTGCGGCAGACCCTAATTTTATGACCGCGCTAGAAGAAGCGGTCAAAGCGCAAAAAAGCGTATCGCTGCGCGCGCCAGGCGGTGCGGAAGTCAAGATGCCGATCAGCGCGCTGTTGGCAGATAACCCCGTCATCAATACGTTTATACAGAACCTATCATCCCGCGATCCAGTATTCCGCGCCCAATACGGCTCACAATACGAACTGGCAAAACGGGCGTTGACCGCCAATCAAATTCGGCTGTTTGGCGATCCAACCGCCGTCACGGTCAATCTTAAACCCGTCGATATTGCAAAGGCGCAAGTTAAAAAAACGCGCACAATTGACGAGGAAATAGCCAGCCTATCGCGTAATCAAGAAATCGATCCGACCGCGCTCGGGCAACGGATAGAAGCTCTGGTAACAAAGAAAGAAGATGACGCGCGTAGAGCAGTAACCCCGCTATATACCGAAGCGTTCAAAATCGCTACGGATAAGAACGTAGAACTCCCGGCAACGGCGGTGGACGATATCTATAACTTTGTGGCTGGCGCGCAATCATCCGATATCTTTAAGACTTTCCCCTCAATCTACAACCGCGTGCGGTCAAAATTCCGGCCGGAAACGACTGAACCTAGCGCAATTTTGACCGTAGAAGGACAACCGGTAGTGCCCGGCGGCGTAACCTTTTCGGCAGCTACGGTAGAGGATTTGGATTCTCTTAAGAAAGAGATTAACCGCCAGTTACGCAAGACGACCGAACCGGCGGATATACGGCTGTTGAGTGAGCTAAAGAAACGGGTAGGCGGGCATATCGACAGCCTTGACCCCGATTTTGTCACCGCATATCGTAACGCCGATAACGCCTATCTGCAAAAGGTCGGTCTACCGTTCGGTGCGGATACGCTCAAATTGATTGACCGCAAAAAGTTTGTCGAACAGATCGCGCCCGCGTTGATCGGCAACAAGTCAAACGTGGTGCAATTTTTAGAGGCCACTGGCGACGAAGGCATGCGGGTTACGCGGGACGCTTTCGTAGATAGTTTCAGCAGGGCCGCGCTCAAGAACGATGTGATCGACCCCAAAGCGGCAAACAAATGGCTTGATAAAAATAAGGGCGGCGTGTCGTTGATACCTGGTCTTGATGACGAGTTGCGGGCTAGTGTCGATAACGTCCAAGCGTTGCTTAACTACAAGGCGCGGCTTAACGAGCAATTCAAACGCGTCGCTGGCGACCAGATCATCAGCAGCGAAGGACTTAAAAGCCCGCAAGAACTGGTGTCTAAAATGTATGGCGACGTAGACTTTACGAACAAGTTTATGAAGCAATACGGGGCCAATAAAGACGCCGTTAGCGCAGCACGGTCGTTCATGCTGGATGATATCGTGACCTCTGGCGATCCGATTGGTTTGCTAAACGACCGCAGTAAGGCGGCGGTGTTCAACCGCGTGTTTGGGCCTACCTATGCCGCAAAAGTAGCTGACTTCGCTACTGTGTCTAACCGGCTACAGCGCGATATTACCGACGTGTCTTTCCGTGGCGAAACGGTGCCAAAAACGCCGATTGAAGCGTTGACCGGTATACCGCCCGAGCAAATCATTTCGCGTATCTACAATCCGGTGTCGGGCGTTACCTACGCTATAACTTCGTTAGCCAGCAAATTTTGGGCAAAGAAAGCCTCTGAAGCAACGGAAGCACGGTTAAAAGAATTGCTGCTAAATCCAGCAGATGCAGTAAAGGTTTTTGCTGCCGTTAAGCCCCGCATAGATCAGCTAGACCGCGCTAAGATCGACGAGGCTATTGCCGTCGGCAAGAAATACGGCATCCAGTGGGTCAAAGACGCCGTTGACGATATTAAATCCGGCGCCGCGCGTGGGGCGCTACAAGCCCAAGGACAACCCGCCCCGCAACAAGAGGAAGTCACCCAATAATGGAAGCCCAGTCCCTAATCAATATCGTCGCGGCGATTGCTGCTTTCTTTGCCGGCTGGATGATAAATTCTATTACCCGCGCAATTGAAAAAATTGAGGATAAGCTGAACGCGGTGCCAGTCGATTACGTATCGAAGAACGATTACAAAGACGATCTAAAACGTGTCTATGAAATGCTGGACAAAATCTTTGCCCGGCTAGACGACAAGGCAGATAAATAAAATGGATACTCTAGAGATGTTGGTTAAGGCTTGGCCTATTTTATTGGCACTAATCACGCTCATTATTGTGTTGTCTAAAATCGACTTGCGCGTGGCTGTAATTGAAGAAAAAGTTAGAACTCTGTTTGACCTCTGGAACAAAAGGACGGGTAAATAATGTTCCCTCTCGGCGCCATCCTTGATATCGGCTCCAAACTGATCGACAAGTTCTTCCCCGATCCCGCCCAGGCTGAACAGGCCAAATTGAAGTTGCTGGAGATGCAGCAAACCGGCGCACTGGCGCAGCTCAATGCAGACGTGGCAGAGCAGCACGACCTGACCGAACGCCTTAAAGCCGACATGGGCAGCGATTCTTGGCTGTCCAAGAATATCCGACCGATGACGTTAATCGCTATCCTGGCCGGCTATTTCGTTTTTGCTGGTCTGTCAGCGGCCAAGATTGAGGTGAATTCCGAGTATGTGCAGCTTCTCGGTCAGTGGGGGATGCTAATAATGTCTTTTTATTTTGGTGGCCGGACACTGGAAAAGATTATGAATATGAAAGACAAGAAAGATGCTAAGTAACTGGCCGGCATCGCTGGCGCTGGTGCTGAAGTCTGAAGGGGGATTTTCCAACCACAACGCCGACCCTGGCGGCGTGACCATGCTCGGCGTGACCAAAAAGGTATGGGAAGCGTGGGTTAAGCACCCGGTCGATGTGGCCGAGATGCGCGCGCTGACGCCCGAGCTGGTCGCGCCGCTATACAAAGCGCAGTATTGGGACGCATGCAAATGCGACGACCTGCCGCGTGGGATCGACTATGCCGTATTTGACTCAGCAGTAAACATGGGCGCCGGCCGGGCCGCCAAGTTGTTGCAAGCAGCGTTAGGCGTCACGGCCGACGGCATTATCGGCAGGGGGACGCTCGGCGTGGCGGTCAACGCCGATCCTGACGAATTTCTAGAGAAATTCAGCGCGGCAAAAGAGCACTTTTACCGTGGCTTGCAAACGTTTGACGTATTCGGCAAAGGCTGGCTGCGCCGGGTTGCTGACGTTAAGCAGGTGGCTGAGGGGATGATTGCGTAACGTCCGGCTCGCCGTAGTCTTTCGCCATTAGCGCATTAACTGCCCAAATATATCGGCGCTCCATTCGCGCCGCATCCTGTTTAAACTCCATCATCGGCGTTACCAGCCTCTTAAGTTCCAGCAGATGTGCGGCAATGTCCTTCATCTGCTGCGCGTGGTTGAGAACCATCGCTTCAAGTTCGACAGGATTCAGACGTTTTATATCTTTAATCTGTTCGTATTTATCGCTTGGGTTCATTATTTTTCCTTATCCTCAATCTTCACAGACTCCAGAAACTGCGCCAGCAAATAAACACAAGGCAATATCAGGTCGCGGCAGATAGCATCGTGCACATCTGATTCAGTCATGCTCTGCGCGTAGATTTTAAGCGCACCGATGCGCTCACTGACCAGCATGTCAAGGTGGTCAAAATCCA